TCTCCCTTTAGCTGTGATTCAAAATTAATATCCTCGCCGTTTATCTTTATGCTGTTTTCTGGAGAGGCAATGCACCCCTCAATTAAAGACCTTTTAAAGAAGCCCTGACTATCTGTAGTAAAACATGCCCCATACTCCATCTGGAATATGCCGGAGTGAATTGTTGCTCTTGCTCTTGCTACCTGACCCTCGTCCATAAAGCCTGCGGGAATGGTTGTTACAGGCATGCGGATTACGGAATAGTCCTCCCAAGCAAAATCCTCTGGAACATCATCTCCAAAAATCTCCCTAAGTCTAGTCCTATCTCCCTGACTATTTATAATATCTCTATACCTCTTCCAATATTCAGCAAAGTGATTGAAATCATAGTAAGCGGTACCGGATAAAATAATTTGGTTTGACTTATCCTCAGCCAGTCCTGTTTCCGCTTCTTTGTAATCTACACCAAGTTCGGACGCCTTTTTCTGTCTAGCTCTAGCCTTAACCTTCTCTATGGGAGAGGATGCTACCGCAGCAAAACCGGCAACAACGTTTTCAAAAATCTCTCGTGGAATAGACGCAAACTCGTCTGCAATGATATCGTTCGCACGCTGACCACGAATCTTGCTTCCATCACCCAGAGGTAAACAAGTTATAGTACTATCTCCAATATGCATAACACATCGGTCAACATCTCTTCTAGGGCCGCTGTTAGAGCCGCACAGATCCCTCAAGACAGGCGCATTCTTCCAAATAGTGTCCATATACTCAAACAGAACTTTAGATTGCCTAAAAGCCGCACCGACGACAATGATTTTTCGTCTAGGCATAAACAAAGCCCTTAGCAAGGGATACACAGAGAGTAGGAATGATTTACCCATACCACGACTACCAATGAGCATTGGGAATTTCTTGTTCCACACCTCTTGGAGTATGAGAGACTGAAAAGGGGATAACTCAATATTAAGAACATATTTACAAACAAAAGAGAAGTACTCTGGCCTCATCATGAGCCAAGCTGTTCTCTCTAGCATCTTTTCTGGGTCGTTATCGTAAAAAAGAAAATCCATAGGGTTGAATAAATCTTCTTCCCTTAGGTCTACGCCTAACCAAGCATCCTCTATAGTCTTTATTATGTTTTTTTCGCTCATATTTTTTTCAATAAGGTTTCTACAGAGTTTTTCCCTCTAATTAAAACATCAGCGAACCCATACTCTACCGCCTGCTCCCCGCTAAGTATCCAGTCTTCTTTTACATTCAGTCTACGCTTAAGTATAGCTTTAATCTCTTCGGGTTTCTTGCTCTTAAAAGCCGAGCCCTTCTTGCAGCACTTGGTATATATATCATACATTGCATTTTTACTACGCTTAAGGGCCTCTGCGTTAGATATAAACTGTTTTGTCGTTCCGCTAAGCTCACAAGCCCCTTCATGGATAACCCACTCACAGTTAGAGTGTGTCGCCCTGATACCTTTTCCAAAAACGGCCTGTGGGATTATACTCCCCATCGAAGATGCAGAACCATAGCAGATAAACAAAAACTTGCACTTGCTGGCTATAATTGCATCATAGATAGCTAGTCCGGCACTCTGGTCTCCTCCCACGTTGTATTGATGTATAACAACAGGGTTAGAATTTAAAGATTCAAGCATTACTAGGTTCTTGATAAATGTTACTGCGTCTTTAGAAGACAGTCCATCATCATCTGCTGGAGAAAGGAATATTTCTCGCGTACTAGACAAAACCCCATAGTCGTGCCAATTTGACAGTGCTGAATAATTATTAGGTCTATTCATGAAACATCTCGTTTAATCTCTTAAAAATACTGCTAGCGACATAGAACCCGTTTGTCTTATCTCCACAAAACAAAATATGTACTCCATTCCATATCTGGTATTCCATAAGGGCTTTTAATAAGTACTTCCCTGTGACTTTTCTCTCTGCTATTTTACTTTTTGTAAATTCCGGTCTTGCTTTCTTCATTTCCTCAGAAAAGATAGAGTTTGGATAATTAACCAAATCGTCCAAAGTAAACTCACAAATAATGAACTTAAAGGGAAACTCCCTCATTCTTTTCATCTCTTCTCCAAAAGCCTTTTTCTTTTTGCCTAAATTGGTGGCTATTTCTTCCACACTAAACTTTCGCTCCATACAAACCATTTCCTCGAAGCCCTTGAGCGTGTAGTCGCCCGTCTTAAGCGTTTCGACACGCATACCGTCACATCGGTCGGATTTGTTAAAAATCCAGCCACGCTGCTCTCTGGTGTCTTTAATGACAGTATAGTTTGGTATTTTTTTTGCCATTTGTTTAGTATCTCCGTGTTATTTTTTCACCATACATATCAACCCTACAGATACCGCTCTAGATTCGGGGTCTAGGTTTGGCCACTCACCATCTAGTCCAGACAAGTATTCCGAGGTTTCCCATGTTTCAAGACCCTCTAGGTATGGTCTTAACATTGAAGCCTTAACGGATGTAGCTCCATCAAAAGCTCTTGGTGATGTCTCCCAATCGTGACATGAAAATTTACAACCGCTTTTTACTATATTGTCAAAAAACTTAAAATCTTCTAAGTTAAGGGTAGGGTCTTCGGGACCGTCAAAGAACAGAAAGTCAGGAGGGGGAAAAAGCTGACTTGGGAAAATATACTCAAATTCTGAAGAAAACGATAGGAACTTGATAAAGTCCTTATACCTTTCGTTCTGCCCATAAAACTCTCTAGCCGGTCCATTTTCCGGATCTGCGGTTAGAAGAACAGAGTTTTGACACTTGCCCTCGTCCCGCAGTCTAGCCATAGCCTCAGCTATAGAAAAAGTAGAACCTCCTCCTGATCCACCGCCGATTTCTACTACCGTAGAGGGCTCACTCGTATAAACCCAATCAAAAAGTTTTTGTCTTTCTAGGTCGGACATCTGGCCTGTAAGCCATTCTGGTAGTTGATGCTCTGCTTCTCTTGGTAAAATGTTTTCCATTACCTCTCCAATAATCCTAATAAATAATATTCGTAGTGCTCTTCTTTACCTGTAACCTCTTTATGGCAATTATAGCAAAGAGATATTCCGTTGCTTACTTCGTATCTCAACGAAGACGCGCTAGCCCATTTTCTAATGTGGTGAACATACAGTTTTTTACGTTTGCCCTTAACACCCTTAGACTTGCACATCTTACAAGTAAACTTATCCCTCTTCAGAACATCAGTCCTGAACTTCTTGTAGCTTGGGTCTGAGTAGTTCCTCATCTAAATCTCCATCAATCATATTGTGTACTAATTGTTCAAACGAAATTTCAGGCTCCCATCCAAGTTGGTTCTTTGCCTTGTCTGGAATACCTAATAGATAATCAACCTCTGCCGGTCTGAAGAATTCTGGATCAATAAATACGAAATCTTCCCAGCCACTTATTCCAGCTCTCTCAAAAGCAATATCTAAGAAATCTCTAACGCTATGAGTCTTTCCTGTCGCCACAACATAGTCTTCAGGAATATCTTCTTGTAGCATAAGCCACATAGCCCGCACATAATCTTTCGCGTGACCCCAATCTCTCTGTGCATCTAAATTTCCAAGTCTGAGCTTAGGAAAGCGAGGTGTTGCTATCATGTCTATGAACTGTCGTTCTCTTGGCATGCTAATGCCCTCTTCCCCAATAGTAAATCTACAGTCGTATGGTATTTCAGTGGAATTTTTTTTCTCCCAAGCCAAGAATCTAGCTATCCATTTAGTAATCTTTCTGGTTACGAAGTTTTCTCCTCGTCGCTCACTCTCATGATTAAATAATATACCACAACATCCAAATATCTCATAACTATCTCTATAGTTTCTTACAAGGTGATGCGCGGCCAGTTTAGCGATGGCGTAAGGTGACTGAGGAATAAAAGGTGTGTCTTCATCTTGATATTTCAATGTAGGACTGATCCCAACAAGGATATCTCCCGCACTTGAATCGGCTTCGGCTACTGAATAGTTTCTGCCAAACATTTCGCTCGAAGACGCCTGATAAAACTTAATGTGTTCCTTTCTAGAACACGCTCTGATCGCTTCTAAGATGTTTAAACATCCAGCGGCAGTTACGTCCCAAGTTAGTGTCGGCTGCTTAAATGAGGTACCTACGTGCGACTGTGCGGCAAGATTATATACTTCGTCCGGCTCATGTTTATTAATAATGTCTGCAACACAAAATCCATCGGTAATATCTCCCTCGACGAGTAAGAAGTTACTATTCTTCAATTGCTCGCCGATTCTCTCGGTCGTATCCACACTACTTCGTCTAGCGACTCCTACTACCTTATAATTTTCAGAAAGTAGCAAGTCGGCTAAATAACTACCGTCTTGGCCTGTCACCCCAAATATAATTGCGGTCTTCATATTATTTTCCTCCTTTAGTGGTTTCTGCGGACAGAAATGGTTGATCTATCTGTCCATCCTCATATTGAATATACTGTGATAAACGCTCTTTCTCAGCTTCGGTTGCCAAACGCATTTTTTCCATCTCCATTCCTATTTTACTGCGAAAAGTAGGATCTGATGATATCTGTTTCACCAGCGATGCAAACGTCAGCTTAGAGTCTTCGATTTGTTTAATACGCTGCTCTCTCGTTCCCTTAAGGTCTTTGAGCATTATTGCTTTACGTGTCTGGAGATCTTTATAATCCTTAGATAGCGTCTCATGCGCCGCCCTAGCCATAGATACTTGGCGCTCTAGTGACGAGATGTAGTCACGGTCTTGATCCGCAGTATCTTGTTCCTTCTCTACCTGAATTAGAAGCTGCGTCGCCTCGATGTCTGTCAAGTTTTCGTTTTGGCTCGTTAAGATACGATTCATTAGAATTTCGAGCTTGATGGTATCCACGATTTGGATTTCTTCTGTGTGAAACACGTCGTCCTTGAACTGCGCCCACATCTTCTTGAAGTGGAACTGAAATAAGTCCAATTCTGACTCAGAGAACTGCTTTAATAGTTCGTCCCAATAAGGTTTCTGTCTGAGTTCCCGATGGGCCTCGACTTCCTTTTTCTGTTTCGCCGAGAACCCTACATTCTCTTCGATCCACGCAGTTATAGACGAAGCACTACGATCAAGATGATCGGCTATGGCCTCTGGAGAAAGAGCCTCGCAGTTTTGCTCGATATATTGTGTCTCTTCTACTGAAAAACGCCCTCGCTTCATTCGCTTTCAATTATCTCCCTGATTACTGCCTCTATCTCTGCTTTCCTGTTTTTGGATACTGAGACTCCGGCACACAATCTTAAATAGTCCGACCTCATATTTGAGGGCATATTCCTCTTGACTAACTCCATAATTTCGGAATTAGATATTTTGGACAATAAGTCCTCCTCTTCACGAGCGACGCTGAAATTTTCTAAGTTAGCAGGCTCTAGAAGATTCTTTTTCCTCTTCTGTACCTTCTCTGCCTTACCTTCGTCCTGACGAAAGTAGTTATCTCTTTTAAAATTCTTTAATCTATTTGCCATGTGTACAAATAGGAAATTCTCTAAAGGTTTACTCTCATCATATCTTTCAAGCGCCTCCATACCTATAATAAAAGCTTCCTGCTTTATATCTTCAGTAGTATAGAATGCGAACGTGAATTTGTTGGACAGTCTTTCGCTAACCTTAGTAATTATATCAACAACTTCTTGCTCTGACATATTACTAGGTATTTTCAACTATTGAGGCCCCCTCATACGGACTGGAGGGTCATCAGAGTCTGGCTCCTGAGCCGCAGCTTCTTCTACTTCTTCTTCGGCTTCAGCTTCTTCCTCTTCGACTTCTTCCTCTTCTTCGCTTACAGCTTCTTCAACTACTGGCATTTCAACAGAAAGTTCTTCGATAATCGCCGCCGCTTCTTCTGCAGAGGGGTCTTCGACTTCCAGCTCGTCCGCTACTGCATCTTCTAGCTCTTCAGAGGCTCTGGCTACGAATTCGGATTCAATTTCTTTTGGTTCATCTTTATTACTTGGCATGGGAACTCCATTTTATCTGTGTTAAAAGTGTTACAATCGTATACAACATTATAGGTGTTTTGTAAAGTAATATACACAAAAAAGGATGGTTTTTAAAAAAAAGATGATAAACATAAGGGATAAATACATATTCACTCACGTAGAGAAAACCGCCGGAACCAGTATGGCTTTTGAGTTACAAAAGAACCACCTTGGGTATATATATTATATCGCCACAAATTTTGCTGACAGAGATAGAAAAGGTACATTACAGCTCGCTCCTCTGGAGGAAATGAAAGACAACTACCCAAACAAACACATCGAGCTCGAAGGGTTTAAGCCATTTATGCCAGAACACGAATGGGATCAATTTTTTAAGTTCGCTTTTGTTAGAAATCCGCTAGACCGGCTGGTTTCCCTCTATGTTCAGATAGTTAGCACATATTTTAAGACAGAAGAACGCATTACAGCCCAAGATATCTTAACACGTAAGCCCGAAATTATTTTTGAGATGCCAAACCTAGACGGAAGCGGCATTTTAACTCATTACGAGGTAACATTTGATTTCTTTGCCCGCCACTTCAGTAATAGAGGGCTACACGGACAAGTCAAACAGCTATCTGACCAAAAAGGTAATATAATAACTAACTTCACTGGAAAGTTCGAGACCCTAGAGGCTGATTGGAAAAAAGTATGCGAAAAGATCAAGATCGCCCCAAACCTTCCTAAAAAGAATATGTCAGAAGGAACTAAGGGTCTTTATAAACAATTCTATACAGATGATCTCAAGGAGTTTATTTATGATAGAGACAGTGAGGACTTTGAGCGGCTAGGGTACGAAAAGATATAAAAGATTAGCAGAAAAAAGTATATGGGCGAGTTTACTAGTGAAGTTTAATATAATTATTAAGTATACATAAAAGGAATAAATAATGAGTGTGAATCCCTATAGACCTCCTAGTTATGATCCTGAAGATTATAAGACACTAGACTTGTCAAAATTTATGGTTGGGTGTG